GTTTCGGATTTGCCATGGGCGGCGTTATGACCGGCAGCGGTCCGCTCAAGCTTCGCCGTTATGCAGGCGGTGGTATCGCCTCCAGCCCGCAGCTTGCAATGTTTGGCGAAGGTAGCCGCCCTGAGGCTTACGTGCCCCTTCCCGACGGTCGCACAATTCCTGTGACAATGAAAAATGGCGGTGGTGGCGTAAGTGTCAATGTGAATGTTGACGCCAGCGGTTCTAATGTTGAAGGCGACGGCGCACAAGCCAGTCAGCTTGGCAAGGTTATCGGTCTTGCTGTGCAACAAGAACTGATCAAGCAGAAGCGTCCTGGAGGCTTACTCGCCTAATGGCTACGTTCAACGATGCAACTGTTGGCACCAGCACTGGCGGCACTACGCCTGATTTTGGTGCGGCACGAAAAAGCCAACCGATTGTGCGCAAGGTGCAATTTGGTGACGGTTATGAGCAACGCCTTACCTATGGATTGAATCAAAACCCACGCATTTGGGATTTGACTTGGACAGCCAAGGACAGCACAGATGCAGATGCCATTGAGGCGTTCTTTGATGCACGCGCTGCTGACAATGCCAGCTTTGATTGGACGCCATTGGATGAAGCGACGGCCTACAAGTGGGTTGTGGAAAGTTGGTCGCGTGACCTGCGTTACGCCAATGTGAACACCATTACGGCCACCTTCCGCCAAGTATTTGAACCCTGATGGCGTACTCGGCTTGGGCTAGTTCAACTGCATACGTTGTTGGCGATATTGTCCGCGCTAGCAGCCTGCAGGCATCCGGCCTCGTCTTCCAATGCACCACGGCTGGCACTAGCTCCAGCACCCAACCCGCTTGGCCAACCGACATTGGCAGCACCATTACCGATGGCACGGTCGTTTGGACGGCGATTAGCAGCGTCTACGAGGAGTTGGCCGCACTGGCACCGAGCGCCATCATCGAACTGTTTGAGATGACGCTGGACACCACCTTGCACGGCAGCAGCGACACTTACCGCTGGCACAACGGCTGCAACGCCAACGTCAGCGGCAACATCGTCTGGAACGGCAACACTTACACCCGCTTGCCCGTCAAGGCCGACGGTTTTGAATACAGCAACACCGGCACGCTGCCGCGTCCCACACTGACCATCAGCAACTTGTACGGCACCATGACCACGCTGCTGTTGCTGGTCAACGCCACTACACCCGGCAACGACCTCGGTGGCGCAACCGTCAAACGCATCCGCACTCTCAAGAAATACCTTGATGGCGAAGCTGCCGCCGACCCACATGCCAAGTTTCCCGATGAGGTCTGGTACGTAGACCGTAAAGCAAGCGAAAACCGCGACTCGGTGAGCTTCGAGTTGGCCAGCAAATTCGACCTCGCTGGCGTGATGATTCCCAAGCGCCAAATCATTGCCAACATTTGCCAGTGGAAATACCGCAGCACCGAGTGCGGCTATACCGGCAGCAACTACTGGGACATCAACGACAACGTGGTGGGCACGCTGGCACAGGACAAATGCGGCAAACGCCTCAGCTCCTGCAAATTGCGTTTCGGCGAAGTCGCTGAATTGCCCTTCGGATCCTTCCCCGGCGCCGGTCTGACCCAATGAAACTCGGCAAATCCATCCAAGAGGCTGCACTGGAGCACGCCAAAACAGAGTTTCCAAGGGAATCCTGCGGGCTGGTTGCTGTTGTCAAAGGCCGCAAGCGGTATTTCCCCTGCCGCAACATGGCCGAAACACCAGACGAACATTTTGTGCTGGATCCTGCTGACTACATTGCCGCTGAAGAGCAGGGCGAAATTGTGGCCGTGGTGCATAGCCACCCGAAGACCAACCACGCCCCATCGCAAGCCGACCGAGTTGCCTGCGAAAAATCCGGCCTGCCTTGGCACATCGTCAACCCCCAGACCGAACAATGGGGCTATTGCGAACCCGAAGGCTTTGAACTGCCCTACGTGGGACGCGAATTCGTCTTCGGAATCGTGGACTGTTACAGCCTGTGCCGCGACTGGTACAACCGCGAATTTGGCCTCAACCTGAGCGACTACGACCGCCGCGACCAGTTCTGGCTACGGGGTGAGAATTTATACCTACACAACTTCGCCAACGAAGGCTTTTACCCCATCCCCCTGGAAGAACTGCAGTACGGCGACGCGATCTTGATGCAGCTTGCATCACCGCTGCCCAACCACGCTGCCGTCTACTTGGGCGACCAGTTGATTCTGCACCACCTACAAGGCCGACTCAGTAGCCGTGATCTGTACGGCGGTTATTATTTGAAGAGCACCGCCCGAGTCCTGCGGCATGAAAGTCGTTAAGGTCTACGGCGCACTCCGCAAAAAGCTGGGTCAGTGCCGCTTCCAATTTGAAGCCGACACGCCAGCCCAAGTCCTCAAGGCGCTCTGCGTCAACTTTCCCGGCCTTGAAAAGTGGTTGCTTGATAGCGAGCAAGACGGCGTTGGTTATCGCGTAACCCTCGGAAAAGAAAAAATTACCGAACAAAACGCCGTTCTAATTGCAGCCCCATTTAGTGAACGCGAAGTCTTCAGTATCACCCCTGTAATCGCTGGTGCAGGCCAGGGCGGCGGCCAAATTTTGGCAGGCATCGGTCTTGTCGCATTGGCAATCGTTGCCGGTCCAGTTGCAGGCGGTTTCCTCGGTTTAGGCGCTGGCCTTAGCGGTGTTGGTGGCGGCATTGCTGCCTCTGGTTTGATCGGTGGTGCGGCCGCATCCGCCTTGGGGTTCGTCGGTTTGTCTCTTGCCATCGGCGGCGTCGCACAAGCACTTTCACCCGCTCCAGTTCAATCCACAACCACGACAGAACGCGGACGAGACGCTGCAAAGTTTGAGTCCTTTACGTTCTCCGGCATCGTCAACACCGCAAAGCAAGGTTTGCCGGTTCCTATTGCATACGGGCGCGTATTCGTTGGCTCCGCTGTTCTCTCCAGCGGTCTTGACGTTGATCAACTGATATGACACGCATTCTTGGTGCTGGTGGTGGAGGCGGCGGCGGCGGCGGCGGCGGCAAGGGCGGTGGTGGCGGTGGTGGCGGTGGATCCAGTCGCACCCCAACAGAAGCCGACGACTCACTCCAGTCAGTTCAATATGCCAGTGTGCTGGATCTGCTGTGCGAAGGCGAAATTGATGGCATCGAAAACGGCGAAAAGGGCATTTATCTGGAAGGCACCCCCGTCAAGGATGCTGCTGGCAATGCCAACTTCGAGGGCTACACAGTCGTCACCCGCACTGGCACGCAAGCCCAGAGCTACATCAGCAACGCGATTGGCACCGAGAGCGAAGAAGGCGTCAACGTCGAAGTTGTTAATGCCACGCCCGTTGTCCGCACCATCACCGATTCGGACGTGGATCGTGTGCGCGTCACGCTGCAAGTCCCATCGCTGCAAATTATCGAAGATGACGGCGACATTGTTGGCCACAGCGTCCAAGTCCGCATCCAAATCCAGTACAACGCCGGCGGCTACACAACCGTCGTAGACGACACGATCAGCGGCAAAACCAGCAACCGCTACCAGCGCGATTACATGATCCCGCTGTCTGGTGCGTTTCCCGTTGACATCAAAGTCATCCGCGTCAGTGCCGACGAATCCAGCACCAAACGCCAAAATCAAACCTACTGGTTTAGCTATACCGAAATCATCGACGAAAAGCTGCGCTATCCCAACAGCGCATTGGCATTTTTGCGGTTTGATTCCCGCCAGTTCGACTCAATCCCAACCCGCAAATATCTGATTCGTGGGCAAAAAGTCCAACTGCCCAGCAACGCCAGCGTCGATACCACCACGTACTTGGGTCGCGTCACCTATTCCGGCGTCTGGGACGGCACCTTCGGCGCTGCAACGTGGTGTAACGACCCAGCGTGGTGCCTCTGGGATTTGCTCACCAACACCCGTTACGGCGCCAGCATCCCCACCAGCAGCCTGGATCGCTACGACTTCTACGCCATCAGCCAATACTGCAACGCCCTTGTTGACGACGGCAAAAACGGATTGGAACCACGCTTCTCCTGCAACCTACTAATTAACAGCCGCGACGAGGTTTACAACGTCA